CATTAGGATTAGGTAAAGTAGTATCAGCGATTGTTGGTGCTTGTGCTTTAGAAGTCCATGAATAAAAATTATCTTGGTGTTCTGTTAAAGCTAAATCAACTGTTAAATCAGCATTAATATTTACTGAATAAACTCTAAAAGGTTTGGCAGAAAATCCAGCAGTAACATAAGTAATATTAACTATATCTCCTACAACTATATCCAAAAATTCTGATGTTGCTTTAACTTCTATTGCCAAAGCATTTCTTGATCTTCTTAAAATAACTTCGCATAATTCTTCACATTGATAAGGATTGGTAATAGATGGAAAATCAAAATTACCTTCTAATAAAGTTCCATTGTCAGCAGAAAGCATAGTTGCGTGTTGATCTGCAAGAGGCAATCCTGAATCATCAATAGGCGGAAAGCTAACTGTATCTTCTTGCCAATTCTTATCAGGATTTACAAATGTTCCTATAACTCTGTTATATTTTTTATTCTTTGTTTCTCCAATAACTTTAATTCCACCAATAACATTATCTGAAGTTAGTGTGTATGTTGCAGTACCAGTTCCTTCTATGTTTAATTTATAAGTTCCTTGATTGTATGAGAATATTGCTCTCATAGGATTAAGAAGTTTAGTTACATTGTCTATTAGCTTTTGTGAGGTATCTAAAACAGCATTGGTAGTAAATAAGTCAATATCTGTTCCACCTGAATATGGTGTTACTTGTGTTTCACATTCATCAGCAGAATCTTGGAATGATTGAAAGTTTGCTTCAAAAGCAGAATTAGGAAGTCCTTTTCCATATCTAGTATTTCTTAAATAATCTAATAATACTAAAGCTGAATTATTAGAATAAGCAGTTGTAGTTGTTCTAGGATCATAAATTTTTTTACCTTTAACTATTGCTTTAATGTCAGGCAAATTTCCAAATATATCTTGATTCCATTTAAACCTAAAAGCTAGATAAGCAACTCCTCTTAGTCTATGATTAGTTCCCCAATTAGCAGATGTAGATAATATGCTTGAAGCTACTTGATCATCTGTTCCTAAAAATGCTTGTACTTGAATATGTGATGTAGAATCTTTATAAAAATTAGAATCTCCTGATCCTACTTCTACAACTGTTCCATGAGATAAAGAACTAGCCCATGTAACTAACTTGTCATCAATATAAATAGATTCAATAGATTCAATTTCTCCTTCACATAATACACCAGCTACATATAAATATTGATTATCTGTTCCTGATGTTTCTACAAAGACTCTAGTAATACCTATTTTTCTTTCTCCATAAACAACTGGGATTTGAGCATTGTTAGAAGATTTATTAATCAAAACTCCTTGTGCCTGTTCTGATTGTGGAATATCAAAATCAGGTGTTTCTGGTTTTGGTCTTAACCAAGAGATAGCTTTTTGTGCAACTACACCTAATAATAAACCACCTAATATTTTAGTAGCAGAATAACCTTGTACTATACCAGCAACTACACTTACTGCTTTTCCTATGAAGCCACCCATAACCAATTATCCTTTGTAGTTCTAGTTACTTTTCTAACAATTTCATTATTCTTTATTCGTAACCAATTAATTTTTTTGTTAATACCAAATTTTTGTGTGAAATAATTTTTAGTCCAAGAAATAATATCTTCTAAATTAGATTCAGCAACAGTATCAATATGCCATAAATGATTACCTGATTTCCAATCACATCTGTCTATTAATCCTGTTTGTTTAAATCTTGCTTGTGCTTTATCTGATAAAAAAGCCCAGTTAGTAAAACCAACTAATTTATCATTAACATAATGTTTTCTATTTTGATCTAAATTTAAACAAGGAAATAAATGAAGTCGTAATTCAGCATCATTAAAGTTTTTATACATATCAAACTTTCTATATAGTTCTATAATGTCTTGCATTATGCTCTACCCCATTTAATTTCACTTACAGTTTGAGAAGCATAATCAAATCCAACATCTCCGGTAAAATGTAATTGTTGTGAATTAGTATTTGTTTTTCTTCCTTGTATTCTTTCAAAATCTGACCAATGAGAAGCAATAGAAATACTTAATGTTGAATTGTTTGCATCTTCTTCTAAGCTAAAAGATTCTATTCTACCTTTGAATAAAAGAAATGGATCAGAAATTAAACCTTGAGAACTATTTAAAAATCCTTTGTAGATTTCTGCTTCTTTTTCCATGTACTCATTGTTAAGTAACAAAGAAATAATAGTTTGATCAGCACCAGTAAAAGCAAGAGTAATAGAATCAACAGAAACTTCAGGAGATTCAGAAACATTTGAAATACCCAAGAATAAACTGGAAGCAGAATATGTATTAGAATCATAAGTTATATCTTTGTAATGATCTGTAAATCTTTGTCCACCAGCGATATTAAGATAAATAAGATTTACTGGATTTAATTGATTAGTAGCCAGTTCTGATTTAACATTACTTGTTAATCCTCTAGCCATTATAATACCTCAACTACATCAATCTCGTATGAATAATAATTACTTGTACCTATACTAAATTCTTGTACATCATTAGTTAAAGAAACTGTAAAATCAACATTATCATAAATAAGAACATTATTATCTGCAACATTTGCTCTTAAAGGTGGTTCAAATGTTAATGTACCTTCACCTGATCCATCTGAGTTTAAATCTGCTACTGCCATGTACACTTTTTGTTGTCCTGTGAATCTAAAATAATCTCCAGCTTTTAATATGCCATTAGTAGAAGTAGCCATTCCATCAATTGTTGCTGTTGTAGTTCCGGCAGTTAAAGCACCATTCACAGATATAGTTCCACTTGCTACACCTTGTGCATTACCTTCGGTTGGTGGAATAAAAGTAAAATTTTCTAATTGTGATCTTTGTTTCATTACAAATGCTTTGATCGGTGCAAATTCTGTTCTGCTCATGGGTGGAAAAGAAATAGTAATTGCAAATCTTTGACCATCTATTTGTCTAGCTTGTTTTCTTCCTGATGCAGTAACAGAAACAATAGTAGCTTGTTGAGAACTTATAGTTGCTGATCTAGGTGCTGGAGATGTAGGGAATTGTCCGCTCATATTATACTAATGCTGGTTTGCCTCTTTGATTTAATGCTTGGTTAATAATATTCGTTATAGTTGATCTTCTCTCAACTAACAATCTATCAAAATCTTTTGTGTCATTAGCTACAATAGTAAAATTAACAGTAGCACCCATTCCTAATTCATGGTTTGGAACTATTTGACCATTGGTAGAAGGTATAAACATTTCTCTACCTCGTTCTCCTACTGTAATTGGTTGTCCAGCTTTAACTGATCCACCTTCTGCAAATCCTAAAATAGATTTACCTATACTAAATATTGATCCTAAAACTCCACCACCGCCACCACTTCCACCGCTTAATACTGATTTCATGGCTTTAGCTAATTGTGTATTGATTAATATTTGTATTCCAGTTTGAACTAATTGAGATATAAAATTTGCTAATGCTTGTCTTAAAGCACCTTTTAATGTTTCTGAAAAAGATTTACCAAATACAATAGCTTGAGCAGTAGCATCTCCAATTCCTTTTTTAACTCCTTCAAATGCTTTTTCTGTTGCTTTTCCTAAATCAGTAATTGCATCTTTTGTACTTTGACCAAATACTTTATCCCAAGCATCTCCTATTGTTTTTAGGATTTGTTCCATAATAGTTAATTCTTGATTTGCTTTTGATATGGCTGTTGTAAATGTTCCACCAGTTGCAAAATCATCAAATTCTTCATTCAAATCTTGTTGATCTTCTTTAATTAATCCTAAGATCTTTCCGTATTCTCTTAATTTATTTATAATTTTATCTATGTTTGCTACTGCAATAGCGATACCAGCTATAAGTAAATTTTTTCTTACTGCCTGATTAAAAGATATAGTAGCAATAGTTGCGGCTTTTAATGCTGGAACTAAAGAATAAAAAGCCTGTGCAATTCTAACAACAGTTTTTGCAATAGCTAAACCTATTAAAACTTTAAAAGCATCTATTATAAAATCCATATTTTCTTTTAGAAAAAGAACTGCTTGTCCTAATGCTCTAACTGCATCAGCTAAAAATCTTCCAATGGTTATTGCAAATTGTTCTATTTGTTGTGAGTTTTCTTCTAAGAATTGATCTAATAATCTAAATTGTGTTTTAAAAGCCTCAAAGAATTGTGCATCAGAAATATCTTTTTTAAATTTGAAGATTTTATCTCCAATCATGGATAGTACACCTTCAAAAGTTGTAGCTAACTCTGCTGTTGCATTTCCAAATCTTCCACCTTTACCAAATACTTCTTCAAACTTTTTAGCTGTTTGTTCTGCTGAAATAGTAGCACCAGCCTCAAATCCTAATAATGCTCTAACACCTCTTTCTCTAAATACATCAGCACTTGCAATACCACCTGAAAATGATCTTTGTATTTGTTCAGCAGTTTGTTGAAAATCTAATCCTGTAACTGAAGCAACATTACCTGTTATCTCTAATATCTTAGCTAGTTCATCTGCGTCTTTAGCAACAACAGCTAAGTTACCTGATGCACCTGATATTTCTTCTAATGAAAAAGGAACTCTTGAAGCAAAGCCAACTAATGTATCAAATGCTTTAGAACCTTCTTGTGCTGATCCAAATAAAAACTTAAATCTTAAACCAAGTTTTTCAACACTCTTACCAGTATCAACTACTTGTTTTGCAAATAATCCAATACCTAAACTTGCAAATGCTGTTTTAAGATTAAATATACTTCCTTTTAAAGAACTAAAAGCCTTTTTAGTATTATCTATTGCGTCTAAGCGAATTTGTAGTCGTTCCTGTGCCACTTCTTAATTTTTCCTTATCCGCCTTCACTTTAAAATAAGCTATCCAGTAGAAAAATTCTTCTTCTGTCATAGCCAAAATTTCTTCCATACTTTTATGTAATTTTTCGCCCAAAGCAAGTATAGAAAATAACTCTGAGTCGTATCTTACTTTTTTTCAGCTTCCTCGTAATTACTACTATTTAACATTTCTGTTGCTACTCTAGCAATAATTTCAGGATCAGCTTTGTTAAGTAAAATTTGTTTGTCGTCTAATTTGAATAACTTATTTCCTTCTTTGTCCTTACCTTTTAAAACGATTGCATCTACTAATACTCCTAGATCATCATTTCTAGCACCTTTAAATAGGTTTCTTTTTTCTGCCAAAGTAAATGGACTACAATAAATCACTAGAGGTTGTCCTTCCTCGCCCCATTCGGCAACTTCAATTTTCTTAACCCCTTGTGATTCAAAATGTTCTTTAACTCTATCTATTACACTCATGTTTATCCTTCCTTATAATTAAACTGTACTTTCTGTTAATGCACCATTTCCTTGAAATGATATTTCCATTTC